CTGTTGGTCTGTGTATTTCATGCCATCGGTTGTACACATCTTTTAATTTGGGATTATTTCCTCTTAGTGTTATATTACCTAGAGGTATTCCGTGTGTTTTAGCAAAGTCATGTATTAATTCAACATACCATTTGTTATTATCAGTAAGTAACATTGTTCCTTCGCCTGCGTAGGTAAACAATATTCGTTTTTTATGTTTATTAATGTCGAGAAGTATAGGTCTAGTATATAATGGTTTTGTAAAATCTTCAAAGTCTTCGCGATCTTTGCTTTTTACATAATCCAAATATACTACATGATGATATCGTGTACCAATATCGATAGCCATTTATTCTATTACTATATCTTCCATACCAGCAGTTCTAAGTCTGGTAATGTGGCCTATTTGCCATTGCTTTGTGTCTAAACCTTTCATGACTCCTAGGTACTGATTTCTCAATAAGGCAAATTGATTTGCTAAGTGAGTTAGTGTGATAACACTGTCTTCGCTATCTACAAATTTTTCAGCGTCTCTGCTACTAAGTTGTCTGTTATAACTTTCGAGATATTTCCTGAACACTTTACTGCGTTCCTTACGCAATTCAATATTTATGTGTTCGAGAATTGCTTCGATTTCTTGAAGTTGATTAAAGCGGTGTTCTGTGATGCCTGGGAGGGCGGCACTGGATCTCTCCAGGCTACCCTTGATTCGGCATTCGTACTTGGCTTCTTGTATTTGGACATCAAAATAGTCTATCGCTTCTATAATGTTGCCTAAATCATCTACAATTTTATTATACCAAGTACTCATGTTTAATCCCAGTAATCTTCTTCGTCATCTTCTTCTTCGCTTTCAAGGCCAAGATCATAATGACTTACAAGTGCTGTTTTCATAATAGTGTCAAACGAGTTGATGTTTTCTTCTACATCTTCTAGATCAACATTATCATCGAATGCTCTTACTATTTCTTCAGCAACATGCAATTTTTCTTTTTTCTGAACATATGGTTTTACTTTATCCCATAGATCATACAAAAGTGCTAGTTCAGGACTCATCAATATACTCCTCTGGTTCTGGATCAAAATCTTCTGCAATAGGGTCATCAACTACATCATTTTGTGCAATTGGATTCTGGCCCCATTCGTCAATAATTATCTGAAGTTTTTCTCCAGTCCAGCCTTTTCTGAACTCTTTGATTTCTTCACCAGTAACAGGCGAAGTATATAGCAACTTATTACCTACTTTTTCAACAATACCTTTTGCTTCAAGCATTTCTAATAGGCCGCTATACGGATCCATGCCTGTCTCATATGGTATCTTGATTTGTACACCTTCAAACGGTTTACTGTATCGTGATTTCATCACTTTACATGCCGCTCTAATACCTTGTACAGTAGATGTTTTGTTACCATCCTCGTCTTCTTTTAGTTTTAGTTTTTTCATTGCTACAACTATAGAAGATGCATAGATAAATCCCTGTCCGCCTGATATTTTATCATCAGGGTCAAACATGTCTTGTGATGCATAAGTGTGGTTGGTTGCTACAAGTGCAATCGGAAAAGGAGCGATCTGATTCACTGTATTTCTAACCAAGGCTGTCAGTGCCTTAGGTTTTCTACCCATATCACCTTTCATATCACCTTTTTGGAATTGATCTACATCAGTTGGTGTCAGCAACATACCTAAACTGTCAATTACAAAAACAAGTTTAGGTTGCTCGCTGTATTCCAAATCACCGTAATTGGATTTGTAGTCTTTCATAAACTCTGAAATTGCTTTTGCAACATCATCGATCATTGAAACACTGATACGCAATAATTTTTCTGGTGAAGTGTCAACATCAAGTGCTTTGAGCCATTCCTCATCAAGTGCGTTCTCAGAGTCGAACAATACGACTTGACAACCCATTTGCTGAGCATTTCTTACTATGTTACCTGAACATATAAATGATTTTCCAGAACCAGACTCGCCTGCAAACACACTGACTTTACCTAGCGGAATACCGTTGTTAAAGTTTCCACTAATAAGATAGTTAAGTGTGTGGTTGCCTGTGCTGATCCAATCTTTAGGATCGAAAAAGCCAGCACTGATACCTGTGATGCTTTTAGTAATTCCCGTACGGAACTTCGTTAAGTCAAATGGTTTCTGCATGATTCTTCTCCTTAAGACTGACGGTTACGAATCATTGCAAGAATGTCATCTGCTGATTTCTTTCCTTGATCTGCTGGTTCAGCCGCTGGTGCTGGAGCAGAAGCCTCTTCAACAACTGGTGCTGGAGTAGGAGTAGGTGTTTCCACTACTGTTTCTGCTACAGGAGCCACACTTGGTTGCGGAGTTGCTTGTACAGGAGCCACAGTTGCTTGTGTTTTACTTCCTATATCAACTCCATAGGGTTTATAAAAGTTACCCCATCTATCCGGATCATACTGATCACCGTTAACACTTGCTTCAAACATTTCTGCAATCGCTTGTACACCTTCTGCTGTTGGTTTAGCAGGAAGGAAATCTGCAAGATTAAACAATCCATGAGTGTCAATAGCAGACAACTGATCTTCAGTTAGAGCAGATTCTTTTCTTGCCCACTTAGAAGTCGAATAATCAGCATACTGACCTTTAGTAGTTTTAGTTAAACGGAAATCTGTACCATTTACATAATCAGTAGGAAGGTTTTCCATATCTGGGTCCATCAATGCTGATTTGATAATGTTAAAGATTTGAGGTCCAATTACGAATCGTCTAATTGGATTTTCTGGAGTGGATTCATTTAACGGGTTTTCATTTACAAAACCTTGGAAAATGTAACTTCTCTTTTTCCAATACTTTCTGCCCATGTCTTCGAGACTTGGATCTTTAAACCAAGGACGAACCTCAGTTAGTACTGGACATGTTTCGTTCCACATTTCCATGCAAGGTACTTGTACTGTTACTGGACGGCTATCGCCACCTTTCACACCAGGGAATGTTAAACGAATCATTTGTCGTTCAACCCAAAAGAAGTCTGCATTTACATCTTCATCTGGAAGGAATCGAAGTGTGCAACTAGTGCCTTCGTCAATGTTCCAAAATGGGTAAATTGCGTTATCGCTTTGAGTTGGGGAATTTGAAGAACCTTTGTTCTCCATTGCTGAGAGCTTTGCTCTGATTTCTGCTAAAGATGCCATAATGTTTTCTCCTTATATGTGCCATGTCTTTGCCATGTTTGTTATGATAATCATAACTGTTTGTTTATAATAATGCCAAGATAGAAAAAAGTCAACCTTTTTCTAACAGTGTTATTTAGTATTTTTCTTGCAGTTATTCTTCTACAAATTGGTTTAAGAAACTTTCGTATGTTGCTTCTACTGTCATTTGTGGCGCACTAGCATTATGATTATGAGTGTTAGCACTTAACAAACAACTCTTAATAGCACCGTATTCAAACTGACTAAGTCCGCTACCTGCATTAAGTTTTCTGCTTATACCTTGTAAATAGTTTCCTAATTTTGGATCGTTTGCCGCAAAACCCAATTGGCTAACTTGATAACCAAGTTTAGCATGTGGTGTTGCAAAATCCATAACATCGCTTTCGCTCAATAAATTTTTGAGGTTAGCGAATGATTCTTTATTAATTGCTTTTGTAAGATAACCTTCAAATGCTTTTCTTTTTACAGAAAGTGTTTTTAGATTATCCATAACACTAGCAACTTTATCATCAAAATGTGTTTCTGTGAACAATGCTTCGATATCTGTTGTATCTTCGTCTAATTCAATGTGATCATCAGTCTCGGATAAACTTTGGATGGCAGTCTCATAAGTTTTTGCACCTGATAATCTTTTAAATGTATCTCTAATATTTTGTACATTTTCTATTGCAAGATCAACATACACTTGATTGTCTTCGTTTACAAGTTTTGACTTCCTAACATAATTTACAAATTGTCCTAATGACTTGTAGTCAGCGGCCATTTCAACTATCCTAGTACCAACTTCATCAAATGTTTCACCACCTTTTTGTAAATGGCGAGCCATTGCTCTAGCCATTGCTAAATTATTTTCAGGTAGTTTAAATCTTTCTTCGCCTCTCTGTATAAAGATGCTGTGAATATTTCTACTTCTTGCACCTCTTACTTCTTCGTTTACTGGTTTCTTATGTTTGACTACGATCTTAACATTGTCGAGACCTTGGTAACTAGTTTTAGTGCTACCAGTCATAGTATCGAAACCTTCCATAACCTCTGCCATGTCTTTCTCCGAGTTTCTCACAATATCTGCTTGCTCACCTTTTGCTTTAATTTTTTTATCAAAAACTTTGTAATCAAAATTTAGCAAATAGTCTTGACTGAGATTTTTTAGCATAGGTCTAAGTTCGTGCTCTGATAAGTCTGCACTAGTGTTAAGAATAATAGTATCGTTACTATTATCGACTCTTACTAAAATGTTAGGATCCTGAACTACAAACCTTGTTGCTTCAGCAGGATTAACTGTAATTTTTCCTTCTTTATCAAAACTTTCGATTTTAAATCCAAAGCCTTTCAAAAGATTAAAAACTTTTTCAGATATTTGCTCTTTATTGATTGCCATATAACTATTTATCTTCTAGAGCAGACCAATTGGTAATGGTCCGTCGTCATCATCTTCCCAACTCAATGTATCTACACCTAAACTACTGTTTACAGCATTATATACATCTTCTTCAAAGGTACCAATATATTCGATCATTCTAATTGCTAAGACTAAACTCATGACTAAGTCGTCTGTTTCTCCTGGCTTAGCGGCAAAACTGTTTGCTCTAGAAACAAAATTCTTTAACTCACTTATTAAAGGCTTACTAAAAACCTTTAATTTTTCTTGTTCAATTAATCGTTTTAATTGTAAACATGCTTCAACTTTTGTTTTATGTCCTGTATGAAAACCTTTGCGTCCTTTTTTGCCTTGTATTTTTTTAGGTTCGTGTAAAAAATCTCCTGGAAAACTTTCTTCACCGGTATCTCTGATAACAACTAATGCGGCCTCACCAATAGTATTGTTTTCAACACTCCAATATAATTGAGAAGCACCGTTAATTTGTAGATAATTTAATATCTCCATCATAACTTTCATCTGGCCTTCAATCGGAGTTTTATTATGGCACCATTCTGCTACTTGCACCATTGTTGGTATTTCTATAACTTGTATAGCGGCATTGTCGCCGCCAGTACCACTACTAGGATCAAGACTAACTACATAAGTTTTATCAGGATCAATATTTTTATACCAACGAGTTTGTCCCATTTTAATAGCAGGCTCTACACCTTTTATTTCTAAAAGCCTTAAAGGATCTATCAATGTTTCGTCGTAGATAACAAATTCACATTCATGCTCACGCCTAAATCTTTCTTCACCTACTCTGTATCTTTCTTCTTGTGCCCAAGCCTCATCTCTGTCTGGGTGTTTATCCCAAGTTGCTAACATTGCTTTAAAACCATTGACTCCGACATCATTCTCGTTACCATGCTCGTCAAACAATTTGTTTGCTTGTTGCCAAATCATAGCAAATGTATCGTCATCACTGTTTGGTGTGCTTGTAATAATACACTTACCACCTGTTGCTAGTGTGGGAGATAGTGCTGTCCAAAACTCTTTAGCAATAGTATTACGCACAAACGCAAACTCGTCTAAGTAAATAAGTGTTAATGACATACCACGACCGGTGTTTTCTGTTGTTGTACTACTTACAATTCTACTGCCGTTATCAAATTCTATGGAAAATCTGTTATAATTAACTACACCTGCTCTAATGTGGTCTGGGCAACTTTCATATGCATATCTAACTCTCTGCATAATTTCGCTCGCACCCTGTTGCTTGTGGGCGGCAACAAGTATTGTACTATCAGGTCTAAACATTGCATACCACAACAAATAACCTGCGGCTACAGTGGTTTTACCCATCTGTCTACCTAGCATGTTAATACTAAATCTATACTTGTTATAGTTGTCTACTAGTTCTTGTTGGTAACTAAAAGGATCAAACGGTATAGAACCTCTCACAGGATGCTGAATCATCATGTGTTTTTTGAGAAAATGCATTGGGCCTGTTTCTGGATTACAACATTCGTTGAAATCTCTGAGCTGTTCTGCATCGTATTCTACTTTTGCATAGCCCTGTTTGATTAAACTTGTATCTGCGGTTCCTTTTGCCATATTATTATTTATACTACTTTTTTATGCCTTTGTATAAGTACCCTTTCCAAATTAACCTACTGCCTTTCTTTTCTGCATATCCTTTTTCAAGTAAGTAATCTTCAATTTCGTACAGTTCAGGTGAACAAGGAATTACTTTTTCTGCTAATATTTCCCAGTCTGGATATGTTTTATCAAATGCTTCTTGGATTGCACTAACATTACTCAAAGATGATACCATACTGATAAATTGTCCTCCGGTCTGAAGATAATTTACACTGTCTAATGTTGCTTGAACAATAGTTTCACTACCATCTATACCACCGTTTGGTACTTTACCAGGAAACCATCCTGCTAATTTAGCAACTCTTTCATCAATGCCACTAATATCACTTATAATAGTGTTAAAATCTTTTTTATGTACATCTTCAAATATATTACTTTTAATAAAAGCAACATTATCTGTTTTGTGCAATCCTGAATTTTCTAAACTTAATTCTATGTGTTTATCAACACAATCCACACCTAAAACATCTTTGACATATTTAGAAAACATAATTCCGACAATGCCAATACCACAGCCTAAGTCTAGCAGAGTATCTCCGAGAGTGTCTGGATCTATTGCATCTAATGCAAATGATGTTAGTGTTGTAGGTGAGAAACAATTATCTCGATCTACATAAAATTCAAATTTTCCTAATTTGCGGCCGCCGTAAACTTGTAATTCCATGTCTATACCTCTTGTATAGAACTATTTATTGAGGGAAGAAACTATTTTAAAGAAAATCTAGTTGAGGTTTTGCAGTTAAATTGTATGTGTGAACATAGTCGTTGAGAAAATCTGCAACCGCTTTGTGTCCAAAATGATCAGGGTGTACACCAATTGGTTCTACTGAGTGTTTTAACCCAAAATCAATTCCCGTAAATGTACAAGCAGGAATTAATCTATGATGTTTAATCAATTTAGTGTAATACTTGTCTAACAATTTTTTAAATCCTTCTTGCCGGCCGCCTATCCAAAATAAAAGATGTGGTATATTTTCAGAAATTAAAAAATCACTAACACTTTCTAATACTTCTCTGGTTAGTTCTAAGTGTCTAAATGTATTTGCTTTAGATTGTTCGTGCTGAAAATCTTTTTCGTGTTTGTGTCTTGCTAACTCGCCTTTTAGAATTTCTCTCATATCTATCTGTTCACCAAATTGATCTTCTGCTAGATAATCGACATTCTTTTTTATTTTAACAAAAATTGATTTCCAAGGTGATACTTCTCCATCGAGCAGTGATTGCTCGCTTCTAAAAACTATAGGCACTACTTTGTACTCTTCATCAAACTTTTTATCTGTAACAATACCCTTTAATGTTACGGGATCGAACTTTCTATAGTTAGGATCTGTTAGTTCATTGATAACAAATAAATTTTCAAATGTACCGTATTTGTTGTAATATTGTTTGCAAAACCCAATAGTATCTTCGTACATCATTTCGATTGGTTTAGCAACCATGCTGTGATTCCAGCAATTTTGTACATTATTATGATTGGCAAACATCTGA